AGAAATCCTGCATGGACGCGAAAAGAAGGCAAGGCTGAAAAAGGTGGCTTAAACGCCAAGGGTAGGGCTTCATATAATGCAGCTAACCCCGGTAAGCCCGGGCTAAAAGCCCCTCAGCCAGAAGGTGGTAGCCGTAAGAAGTCATTCTGTGCCAGAATGTCAGGCATGAAAAAGAAGCTGACTTCAGCTAAAACAGCAAATGATCCTGATAGCCGCATAAATAAAAGCCTTCGGGCGTGGAAATGTTAGATGCCAACAACCGCTACAACAGCCTTTAACCTAGACATCACAGACCTTGTAGAAGAGGCTTATGAACGTGCTGGGTTAGAGGTACGCTCAGGTTATGATATGCGCACTGCTAGGAGATCTCTAAATCTTCTAACAATTGAGTGGGCTAATCGTGGTATTAACCTATGGACAGTTGAGCAAGGGTCTATACCATTACTTACAAATGTAGGCACATATAACTTACCTGTCGATACAATTGACTTACTTGAACATGTTATACGTACAGGTACAGGTACATCGCAGGTTGACATCAGTATAAGTCGGATAAGTGTTAGTAACTATGCAACACTGCCTAATAAGAACTCACAAGGTCGGCCTATTCAGTTATATATCAATAGGCAAAGCGGAGCAACCTCCCCAACAGGAGTAGTCTATCCTACGATAACTGTGTACCCTTTACCATCTAATGACTCATATACATTACAGTATTGGCGTTTAAGACGCATTAAAGATGCAGGGAATGGTGTAGAGACAGTGGATATTCCATTTAGATTCCTCCCTGCCTTAGTCGCAGGGCTAGCTTATTATGTGTCTGTGAAGCGTCCAGAATCCACTGATAGAGTGCAAATGCTAAAGCTGATGTATGACGAGTCATTCCAGATGGCTATTGATGAGGATAGAGAAAAGGCAAGCATCCGTGCAGTGCCACGACAGATGTTTATTGGGTAGGACATGGCTAGTAAGTTCTCCTCAGGCAAAAATGCTATTGCCCAATGTGACAGGTGTGGGTTTAGGTTTAAGCTAACAAAGCTTAAAAGTATTGTAATTCGTACCAAGAGCATTAACATCTTGGTGTGTCCTGAGTGTTGGGAGCCGGATCAGCCGCAGAACTTACAGGGTATGTATCCTGTTAATGATCCACAAGCAGTGCGTAATCCTAGACCAGATACAATGACGTTTGATGGCAGTAGAGTGATACAATGGGGGTGGAATCCAGTAGGCTTGAGCGATCCTCATAACTACGAGCCCGATGCACTTAGAGCAGTAGGTGAAATAGGTCAGGTAACAGTTACTACATAGGAGTTAATCATGAGTATAGGCGGCGGAATCGAACGTAAAGGTAAGACTAAAGGCAAACAGTTAGGTATTGATGGCCCTGCAGTTAGTACCAAGAGTCAGTTCAAGAGTGGTAACAGTGTAGGTAAAAAGAATTCTGACATGAAGGCCGTTGGTCGTGGGATGGCTAAAATCCGTGCTCAAAAGGGAGGCTAACATGGCAGTATACAGACAACCTAAAGAAGCCCCAGCTGCAGCACTTGATAAGAAAGATGTTGGGTATCCTAACAACATCCCTAAGACCAATACCAAGACAATGCGTGGTGCTGGTGCAGCTACTAAGGGTAAGGGCTTCAGCAAGAACAGCCAATAAGGTAGGTTATGAACTATACTGAACTGAATTCTTCCATACAATCGTTTTGTGAGAACTACGAGACTGACTTCGTGGCGGCTATTCCTACGTTTGTAAAACAAGCAGAGCAGTATATATACAACACCGTTCAGCTACCGGCTATTAGAAAGAATCAGACAGCTAATGTAACATCAGGGAATCAATACCTATCACTACCCGATGACTATCTAGCAGCATTCTCATTGTCGGTTATTACTCCTACTACATTAGCCCAGTCCTTTCTACTACAGAAAGATGTAAACTTTATTAGAGAGTCATACCCAGCTCCCGGGTCAACAGGCACCCCTAAGCATTATGCGCAGTTTGATGCTAATACTTATATAATGGGGCCAACTCCTGATGCCAGTTATGGTGTTGAATTACATTATTACTTCTACCCACAGAGTATCGTAACAGCAGGTACATCATGGGTAGGGGATAACTTTGACTCTGTACTTCTGTATGGCGCATTAGTTGAAGCAGCTATATTTATGAAGGCAGAGGCAGATATTCTTACGTTTTATAAAGCGCATTTTGACGCATCTATGGGCTCGTTGAAGGTGCTAGGCGATGGTAAAGATAGGCGCGATGCGTACCGTAGTGGACAAGTTAGAGTTCCAGTTAATTAAAAAGGAGTATTAAAATGGCTATATCACAGGCAATGTGCAGTTCGTACAAAGAGCAACTCCTAGGAGCTGTTCATGATATGGATACTGACGTATTCAAAATTGCTCTCTATACCTCTTCTGCCACATTAGGTGCATCTACTACCATCTATTCAACTTCTGATGAGGTTGTTGCTACGGGGTACACAGCAGGTGGAAATACATTATCCGGCGCGGCTATTACCCTGTCAGGTACTACAGCGTTTGTAGATTTTAGTAACACTACATGGACTACCGCTACTATAACTGCCCGTGGAGCATTGATATATAACTCTAGCAAGAGCGATAAGTCCGTGGCAGTGCTTGATTTTGGTGGCGATAAATCTTCAACCGCTGGCGATTTCACCGTGATTATGCCTACTCCAGATGCTACCAATGCCCTGATACGTATTGCCTAAGGGGGTTTAAATGGCACTTGTCCTAGCGGATCGTGTATACGAGACTAGCACTACTGTAGGTACTGGAACCTTAACGCTTGCTGGAGCGTTGAATAGCTATCAGACATTCTCTGCAGCGATTGGTAATGGTAATACTTGTTACTACGCTCTAGCTGCCGCTGGTGGTACTGACTGGGAAGTGGGTATTGGCACTGTTGGTGCAGGTACATTAGCGCGGACAACAATCCTATCATCTAGTAATAGTAACCTCGTAGTTAACCTTCCAATAGGCACAGTAAATGTATTTGTTACCTACCCTTCAGAGAGGTCAGTCAATCTGGATGCATCAGGTAATGCAACTGCATTGGGTACTCCAGCGGCCTTCACAGGTACAAACATTAGCGGGACAGCATCGGGGTTAACAGCAGGAGCCGCAACAGTATTAGCTACGGCAAGGAACATAGCCGGTGTGTCTTTTAATGGCTCGGCAAGTATTAATATCCCCTTGTCTAACTTGTCAGACGTAACATTCGGCACACCAGCAGTTAATGAGTTGCTTGGGTATAACGGCACGGCTTGGGTTAATGTCCCACCAAATTCAGCATCAGCGGGAACAGGGGTTGTGTTTTATAACGCCACTCCAGTCATAACTGCGGCAGGAGCTAACAACGATGTAGCTATTCTTACCTTTGCATCCATCCCAGTAACAACGGCAGAGCAGGTCATTACCGGAACAGCAACTAGCAATACTGTGCTTTTCTCTGCTTTTGTCACTGTTGCTCTGAATAGACTTCTATTTGATGCCGGGGTATATGACTTCACAATATGGGCTGGTGTAGACAGCATTGCTGGCGGCTCTGTTACAACCATTACTAGACAGATATATACAGCCACTCCTTTTGTAGTTGGCACTGTAACTACCACAGGCACAGGATCAAGCCGCACAGCTACAGCATCATCAGGAACGCCCTTTGCTACTTCGGTGATAGATGCTTCTGCTACGAATACAACTGCATCATACTTACAGACCCCCCAAGGTCTATATCAGATAACAGCTAGAACCTCTGACACGGTAGTAACTATTACCACACCTAGTGGGTATACCAATGAGTCAGCAGTAGCTGGTACTGTATGGAAGAAACTATTTGGGATTACTACTCCAGAAATAACATCTATATCCCCTAACTACACTGACTTTGGGGTAATTACAACTCAGCCATCAACTGTAGTTACTACTGCAACAAAGATGGGTATTCTTGGGTTTGTTACTTCAGATGCCACTAGGACTATATCGCTAACCTACAATGGTGAAGATAGGAATACCCACGTTAATACACCTCTAGCTAACCTACACAATGACTTGGCAGGGTTACAGGGCGGAGCCGCTACAGAGTATTTCCACTCTACCTCTGCTGAATACACAGGAACAGGTACCGGGGTCTTTGTAAGAGCAACGTCTCCTGCTCTAGTAACTCCAGATCTAGGCACTCCAAGTGCATTAGTAGGTACTAACATAACTGGTACGGCATCGGGGTTAACTTCTGGGACTGTTACTACTAACGCTAACTTAACAGGTGAAGCCACCTCTGTAGGCAACGCAGCCACCCTAACCAACTCAGCAGTTATAGGTAAGGTCTTAACTGGCTATGTCTCAGGGGCAGGTACGGTAGCGGCTACAGATTCTATTCTTCAGGCAATACAGAAGTTGAATGGTAATACCGCAGCAGTTCCCGGTACAGTAACTTCAGTCTCCGTAGTAACAAACAACGGCTTTGCTGGCACAGTAGCTACGGCTACGTCTACACCGGCTATAACTTTAACAACTACAGTAACAGGCATACTAAAGGGTGGCTCTGGAGTTATAAGCGCAGGAACGAGTGGCACTGATTACTCACTAGGTACTTCAGCCCTAGCTACCGGCATATTAAAAAGTACAACTACAACTGGTGGGCTAACTATAGCAGTAGCAGGGGATTTCCCTACGCTTAATCAGGATACGACTGGTACAGCCGCTAAGACCAATGCTCTTAATTCAGCCACTACGGTAGTCAATGTATCATCATCAGCTGCTCCTACTAATGGTCAGATACTAACAGCAACGGGCGGAACGGCGGCAACTTGGCAGACTCCTTCTGGTGGTGGGGCTACATTATCAAACGATACTACAACTGCAACTCAGCTATACCCGATGTTTGCTGCGGCAACAAGTGGAGTACCTACAAACGTATACACATCCGATGCAAAGCTGCTCTACAAACCATCAACGGGTGAACTGGCAGTAACTGCACCTATAGCAGCAAACGGGCTATTAATACATGCTACTACTGTTACATCTAGCTATACGGTAGCCGCCGGATTTAATTCTTTATCAGTTGGCCCAATAACTGTGGGCGGTGGTGCTGTAGTCACGATAGCTGCAGGTCAGCGCTGGTTAGTCCTCTAGGAGATATAAATGGCATCAACTATTGCGGCAATTGTGACTGGTGTTGGTGGTGTAGTAACCACAGCCGATGCTTCAGGCAATCTCTCATTACTTGCGGGTACAACTACTATAGTTGCCGTTACCTCTACTGGAGCTACGGTAGTTGGGGCATTGGCGGTATCTGGTACTGGATATTTTCAACTCCCCGCTGGTACAACCGCACAACGCCCTGTATCCCCTGTCAACGGAATGATTCGGTATAACACTACTTTAAACTACACTGAAGAATACCGAGATGGTGCATGGCAACCATTGTCAAATGTGTTTTTGGCTGAAGGCGGTACTGTTACTACGAGTGGTTCGTACAAAATCCACACGTTTACATCATCCAACACATTTACTGTTCTTTCCGGTAGTAAGGCCGTAGAGTACCTTGTTGTTGCTGGCGGTGCTGGTGGTGGTACATGGGGTGGTGGAGGTGGTGGCGCTGGTGGAGTTCGGTCTTCTATATTTGGCGCACCTTCTGGTGGCGGCGCCTCTGCTGAACCCCTACTAACTATGGGTATTGGTTCTTATACCGTAACAGTTGGTGGCGGTGGCGCTAGCATGACAAACGGACAACCCTCAGTTTTTTCCACTGTTAGTGCCGTGGGTGGTGGTCGAGCGGGTGGTACAGTCAATGCATCAGCTTGGGTTAATGCAACATCTGGTGGTTCAGGTGGTGGTGCTACTTGGGTATATGACGGATCAAATGGTGTCGGTGGGTCAGGAACTACTGGACAAGGTTTTGCAGGTGGAACTTGCACTTGGATAAATACAGGTCAACATGCATCGGCTGGCGGTGGTGGTGCCGGCGGAGTGGGTGGCAGTCCTGCTAATTCCGATGCTGCTAGTGGTAACGGCGGTAATGGCGTATTAATAAATGCTAGTGGTGTGCCTCTATATTGGGGTGGCGGTGGTGGTGGTGGAAAACACGCAGGCACTTCGGGTAATGGAGGATTGGGTGGTGGTGGTGGTGGTTCATGTTCCAGTGCTGCTATTGCTGGTACTGGTGGTGGGTCGGCACTAAACACTGGTGGTGCCGGTACTGCTGCAACAAATGTTATTGGTGGTGCCGGCGGCGCAAATACTGGGGGGGGTGGTGGATCTGGCGCGCCTAGTATCGCAACCAACGGTGGCACCGGCGGTTCAGGCATCGTCATCATTCGCTACGCAATTTAATAAGAATAAATATATCATCGGGCACAATAACATTTTAACAATAACGGATAAATCATGAGTCACTTCGCTAAAGTATTGGATGGGAAAGTGGTTAACGTCATTGTTGCCGAGCCAGAGTTTTTTGATACGTTCGTGGACTCTAGCCCCGGTCAATGGTTACAGACCTCATACAACACACTTGGTGGAAAGCACCCAGAGGGCAGACCTCTACGCAAGAACTACGCGGGGGTAGGTTACAGCTACGATGCAACACGCGATGCCTTTATTCCACCACAACCGGACGCTACTTGGACACTGGATGAAGAAACGTGTCAGTGGGTTAATCCAAATCCAGAAGTAAAGGAGACAGTATGAGTTCGGTAACTATAGCAGGGGACACATCGGGCGGGATTACACTGCAGGCTCCCCTAGTTGCAGGTAGTAACACACTCACACTTCCCTTGGCTACCGACACCCTAATCGGCAAGGCCACGACTGATACGCTGACGAATAAGACCCTAACAAGCCCTGTGCTAACTACACCAGCATTGGGTACAGTTGCATCGGGAAACATTAGTGCCTGTACAGCAACGAGTCTAGCGGTATCAGGGTTTGTAGGAACGGCTGCAACAGGTGGATTAAACTTACCATCTGGTACTACAGCGCAAAGACCAACTGGTGTAGACGGGATGCAAAGGTTTAATAGCACTACCGCAACATGGGAAGCATATAACAATGGGGGATGGAACCCATTAAATACAAGCGTGGTAACAAACTACCAACAATTTAATACATCAGGGACATTTACTGTTCCATCTGGAGTTAGGTTTGTTAATGTGCTTATAGTTGGGGGTGGCGGTGGCGGTGGTAATGGTGGCGGCGGCGCTGGTGGTGGCGGGGTGTTATTTATACCAAATTATATAGTTACTCCAGCGGGAAGCATTACTGTTACCGTAGGTACTGGTGGAGCCACAAACACTAACGGTTTAGATTCTCAATGGGACGTACATCAGGTTGCTTTTGGCGGGGGAGCGGGTGGGTTAAATACTGACGTTTCATTTGGTAATGTTAACGGTCCAAAACAAGGTGCAAGTGGTGGTGGTGGCTCTGCTACATCGACCGCTATTGGAAGTGCTGCTCCGGGTTCTAGCCAAGGGAGTGCGGGAGGGATTGCTCATAATGTTGCTCCGTATCCCGGCGGTGGTGGAGGCGGGGCTAGTGGCTGTGGTGGCAGCGGTTCGGGTAGTACAGATGGAGCTGGTGGAACTGGGTTGTATTTTCAGATGTTTGCGGCTTATGGGCAAAGCGGTTCTTTTGGTGGGGGTGGCGGAGGTGGATACCTAAATAATGGAGCTGCCGGACTTGGTGGAGGTGGAGCCGCTAGGACTGCTGGTACTGCAAATACGGGTGGCGGTGGCGGCGGATATGGTGGTGCTGGCGGTTCAGGTACAGTTATTGTTGCTTGGTATCAATAGGAGAATAATATGAGCGTTGTCATAGATGGAACTTTAGGAATTACCTCGCCTGCTGAGACTATAGCAACAAACTTAACATTCACAGGCACAGGCAACCGCATCACTGGCGACTTTAGTAGTTCGACTATTGCTAATCGTGCTGTGTTCCGGACAAGTGCGGTTGATGGTCAAACAGGTCTTGTACTAATTCCTAACGGGACCAGCACGCAGTCTATTTTTGAAGCCAATTCAGATAGCACTGGGGGAACTAATGCTTCTATTATGTCTGTTGGTGCGTTTGCTGCGGGGGATGTCCGCTTAGCGTCTGATAAGCGTGGCACAGGCACATACCTACCAATGACCTTCTACACAGGAGGCAGTGAGAGAGCAAGGATAGACACCAGCGGTAATGTGGGGATAGGGACGAGTTCGCCAGTGACAAAATTTCAAGTGAGCGGTTTTGTTTTATCTGGCGGCCAAAATTACTCTGCACGATTTTCTGATGCTGTAAATTCAACATACTCTATTGGCCACCAATCAGGCTTAACAAACTTGATTACAGATACTGCAATGGCGTTTTATACGTCAAATACAGAACGTATGCGTATTGACACTAGTGGCAGGGTTACAACTCCTTATCAAACAGCATTCCAAGGATATACAACATCAAACTCAGCAGCCGGAATACAAACCGGATATACAGCAACACTAAATGTCGGTAGTAATTTTTTAGCATCAACTGGAAGATTTACAGCACCAGTTGCAGGAACATATATGTTTGCGTTTTCAACATTAGGCAGCGTTCCGGGCTCGCCAGCAGACATATATTTATTTATAAATGGTACAAAACGGAGCGACGTTATGTCTATTAGACCATGTGGTACCAATTCATCACAATCATATACACCATTAGCATCCAACACAGGTTTAGTTGCACTATCGGTTGGTGATTATGTTGAAATAAGCGCATCACAAGGGTTATATAGTGATGGAAACATCTGGCAACATTTTAGTGGTTATTTATTAGGATAACAATCATGACAAAAACTTACACAACGACACTTACATCCGCAGAAGATTCTGCTCTTTCTTACGTGGCGTTTTCTCAAGACAACTGGATTCAAAACGCAGTTCATGAGCGTTGTCGAATTGCTATGGAAGAGATCGTTGCGCTTACCGTGCAGCAATGCCTTGCAAACAACGTGCAAATCCCCGGTAGCAAAGACGAGATAGTTGAGCTTGCATTTGCACAAGGATGGGTAATGGCGGCAGCACAACGTCAAGCCAAATATGAACTTGAAGCTCAACAAGCCAAATGACCATTAAAGACAAAGCTAAGAAGGTAGTGGGCAAGGTTGATGAGGTTATTGCTATAGCTGATCCAGTATCAGACAGATTCCTTGATCTGATTAAGAACTCTAAGCGCACTACGTTAGTAGTAGTTATAATTGCGCTTATTATCTGGTTAATATAAAGAGGCACATCATGGGCGGGACAGTACAACACAGCACTATCATCTACACCGTATAACCGCAGATGTTAGGCTTTACACCATTAGCCGCAGCACCCTTTGCGGACATATTAAACCCCGGGGCCATAGCTGTATCGGTAACAGGTGTACAAGCTACAGGTGCTATCGGCACTGTCACCCTCAAAACAGACCAAAACATATCAGTAGCAGGTGTACAAGCTACAGGTGCTATCGGCACCGTTACCCTCAAGACAGACCAAAACGTATCAGTAACAGGTGTTGAAGCTACAGGTCAGATTGGTGGTGTAGCAATAGATGGTGTGGCTAATGTCTACCCTACTGGTGTTGAAGCTACAGGTGCTATCGGTAATGTCACATTCATTACCAACCAAAACGTATCAGTAACAGGTGTTGAAGCTGCTGGTCAGGTAGGTAATGTATTAGTAGATGCTGCGGCTAATGTCTACCCCATTGGTGTTGAAGCTACAGGTGCTATCGGTAATGTCACATTCATTACCAACCAAAACGTATCAGTAACAGGTGTTGCAGCTACCGGTCAGGTAGGTAATGTATTAGTAGATGCTGCGGCTAATGTATATCTTATTGGTGTACAAGCTACAGGTTCTGTCGGTAGTGTCACGGTATCAACCCAACAAAACATAGCAGTAACTGGTGTGCAGGCTACAGGGTACATAGGCTACCCTACCGTATGGGGGTTAGTAATTGATGCACAAACAGCAACATGGGTTCTAGTAGACGATTCACAGACTAATACATGGACTCCTGTAAACGACACACAATCTACTGTCTGGACTAAGATAGCGGCCTAATATGATATACCGCAACCGGGTTAATATCAGCGCAGATAGTAATGGTGCTGGGGGTGTGGTAAATACCCTGCCTTATGCATGGCCTGCTGATGTACCTATTAATCCGGGGGATATAGCTGTATTTGGTCAATCTACAGCGCCAACGGGTTTTACTAAACTAACAACACACAATAATAAGGCATTGCGGATAGTCTCAGGAACGGCTAGTGCAGGTGGCACACTACCATTTACTACAGTGTTTACTAGCCAAACCCCAACTGTAACTGGGCTTTCTTTAGATAGTACAACTATAACAATACCTACAATGCCGGGGCATACTCATATAGTACAAGGGGCTACACTTAATACATGTAGCTATCCGGTCCCCTGCGTGTATTATGCTGCATGGAATCATCTACCCCCCGGGGTACTATCTACGAGCAGTAGTGGTATAGGTGGTGGCTTAGGACATACGCATGCTTCTACTACTATATCAGCTGCTGTACCACTAGGTGTTAACTATGTAGACATCATACTAGCCCAAAAGAATTAGATATGATACATAGAAATAGTAAGAACACAGCCAACAATATAGGATCACTACCCTACAGTATTAGTAATTTCAGTTATACGATACCGTTAGGGAGTATATCTATATTTCAGCAAACAGCGGCTCCAGTTGGATGGACAAAAATAACCACACATAATGATAAGATGTTAAGGTTAGTAGCAGGGACCGTTAGTTCGGGAGGTACGACAGGCTTTAGTACAGTATTCACAGATAAGTCAGTATCATTTGCAGCAAATACGCTTGTGGGGGCAGCTACTACATTATCACTGACACAGATTCCCGCCCATACCCATTTGGTAGGTGGCATAACCCAAAGAAAATGTTTCACTACCGGGTTTTACCTACAGGGGGTAGTTCAGCCGGGTTCCACTGGACCGCAAGTCAGCCAATTAATTGGCGGTGGGGGTAGTCACCAGCATAGTACATCAGGGACCCCCGTGTCTCCTACGCTACAATTGTCGGTGCAGTATGTAGATATAATACTTGCGCAGAAAAACTAAATATTATGCTATATAGAAATAGAGTAAATACAGGGACATACATAAACATACTGCCCTGTCCCGTACCCACGCAAGTGCCCATTGCATCCGGTACTATTATGTTATTCCAGCAAACATCAGCCCCGACGGGGTGGACAAAACTAACGGCGCATGATAATAAGACACTGCGGGTGGTATCAGGCACCGCCGGATCGGGGGGTACCACTGCATTTAGTACGGCGCTTACTGCGCAAACAATGGCGACATCAATAGTGGCAGGAAGCACCACATTAGATCAAACGCAGATCCCACTGCATACTCACTTTGTGGCAGGGGGGGTCGTTACGTATAAAAATAGCAACACTAATGGGGCGTTTTATACGGGGATGGGTGCTGGCGCTCCGGCAGGAAGTACTGCGCCTATTGGAGGTGGGCAGTCGCACACGCATGCAAGTGGTGGATCAATGGACGCTTCGCTTAATCTATCAGTGTTATATGTAGATATAATTATGGCCTCTAAAAACTAGGTATGGGATAAATATGAGACTTACTATAGTGGCTGCGGATAGCGCAGTATATGTAGATGGTATGGCCTATGTAATACCTACCATAGATAACCACGTACCGGCGGGGGTATCGGCCCTACAGTGGGACCATGCGAATGGTGGGTGGGTAGAGTTTAATGAGGTTAGCTTTGGTGGACATAAACCTGCTAATCAGCGTATCACAGAGCTGCCTGTATGGGCGGTAGACTGCCAGAATCTATGGGATGGGGCGCATGCAGCGCAAGAGGCGGTAGACCTACTGCAGGAACAGGATATGCAGGCCCATAGACAGCCTATAGGTAATGTGACCTCTACTGGGACGCAGGAATTCTGATGGTTATGTCTGTAGCTCCAGCACACAGTCTTACATATGATGGGGCGCAGTTGAATATATACCATGTCAATACGGGTGAAGGACTGCCTAAACATGACCATACATTCAGCCATGCGTCTGTATGCCACGCAGGTTCTATAGTAGTCCGTAAGAAAGGCAAAGAAATAGTGATGACTAAGAACACGCAACCCGTCAACCTAGTTGCTAATGAGTGGCATGAGATAGAGGCACTGGAGGATGGTACTGTGTTTGTCAATGTGTTTGCAGCGCTAAAAGATATTATTCCTGTGTCAACTATATAAGGGGGGCAACTATGGTAAAGGATAAAATAGCATGCGTATCGAACTTATGGACACGGCAAATGCATTTTGAGCATAAGGGAGACACAAATAAGCCACATATGCACACATATGACCACATAACTTTGCTAGCAAGGGGGTCATTCAGGATAACTGTTGAGGGTAAGGAAAAGACATTTGTATCCCCGCAGATAGTATATGTAGTTAAAAATAAGTTACACTTCATAGAAGCATTAGAGGATGATAGTCTGGCTTACTGCATCCATGCGCTAAGAACCGGGGTAAAGGAGGAGGATATACTGGAGCCCTCTATGACCTTTGTAGAATCGGGTAATAGGACAATCCCCTCAGTCACGTCGATAATATTTACTACGCCCAAAGAATAAAATTCATATATAATACACGAACATACTTGGGCCCATCATGCCATCAACTTACGCAAATAACCTACGACTTGAGAACATAGCCAACGGCGAGCAATCTGGAAGTTGGGGTGATACGACCAACAAGAACATATGCGGGTTATTAGTTGATGCTGTTGCAGGGTTAAATACCGTAAGCATTACAGGATTAACTACATATACACTTACCGCATTTAATGGGGTGGCGGACGAGTCTAGGAATGCAGTTCTAAAGTTTACCGGCGACATCTCTGCTGCTTGTACTATATACATTCCCCCAGTAGGT